AGAGTTCGGAGCCCATGTAGGTCTCGAGGTCGTCAAGAGTCGCAAAGGCCATGACGCCTCCTTAGGTGTGGGGGGAGCGGCAGGGGCGAACCACCGCTCCCCCTGACCCCTACTTGTTGCGGGAAGGAGCCGAGGACTTGTTGCCCTCTGGCTCCTGAACTGCCTTGTTGGCGCCAGACTGCTGCGCCTTGGTCACAGGCTCGACGTAGGCGCTGAGCCCACGGCTAGCGACCTGCTCCTCCGTGGCGGAGAAGGTGTCGCCGGCCGCGTGCATCTTGCCGTCGTACTTGACCTGTGTTCCTTCCTTAACCTTCCACTGAGCCATGGCTGGCCTCCTGGTTAGGCGGTTTGCAGGGCGGTGATGGCGTGGAAGGCGCTCGGGCGGTAGACCGCCAGGGCCAAGCGCCGCTCCGCACGGATCGCCGTGAGGTTCTTCTGGAAGAAGTCCGAGTGGCTGTTGGACGCCTCAACCGTGAGGCCGTTGCGGTAGAAGACCTGCGCCATGGTGCCGAAGGCACCGACAAGGGCGGTGTTGACGGTGATCGCCGACGTCACGACAACGGGGAGGCCCCACGCCGTCTCCGCCGCCACCAGACCGTTGCCGTAGGCGCCGATCATCGGGCCACCACCGAAGTACTGCTCGTTGGCGTCCTTGGCGAGACGGAACTGCGCCCAGTTGGTCGGGTGCATGACAATGCCATCCGGCTCCACCAGGGCGTTGACCCGGATGTTGGTGATCGCCATGTAGAGGGCGTTGCCGACCGTCGAAGCGGCCGCACCTTCACCCGATGACGTCCCGAGGGCGGCGCGGGTGGCCGTCTGGAGTCCGGTCCGGTCGAGGATGCCCGAGATGTTCGGGGCGGTGCCGTCGCCGGCAAGGAGCTGGGCCTCTTCGGCGTGCTGAACGAACAGCCGAAGGCGGTTGTCGAGGTACGACCGGATCTGAGCGTCGTCTTCCAGCATCTCGTCCGAGACCGGCAGGAAGGTCGCAACCTTGCGGACGGGCTCGTCGATCTGCGTGAAGGTGATCGTTGACTCGGGCTTGGCCGCAGCCTCAGCCACGGTGGCCGCGGCGTTGGTGTTGGTCGTCTCCTGGAGGTACCGGACGGTGCCGCTGTCCGTGTTGCCCTGGGCCAGCAGGTCAGCGATGGTGAGGCGCCGGAGAGCGACCGCAGCCGCCTCGCGCACTCCACCGAGGACGTCAGGCTGGTTGATGGCGCTGGCCGCCTGGGTGACGGTGGCCTTGGCGCCGAAGTCGGGGAGCTCCACTGGGCCAGAGGTCCAGCGACCGGTCATCTGGCCGGTCTTGAACCCGGTCTTCATGGCCTGGAAGGCTTCCGACTTGGTGAAGGCGTCACCGATGGACTTGGCACCCTCGGCGCCCTCGTGGACGGGGGCGTCGTTGGCCGGGCCACGCATCTGCTGGATCGACTGGTAGATCTTGTCGTTGTCGTCGATGTCCTGAACGCGGGCCTTGAGGCGGGTGACCTCCTCGAGCAGCGTCTCGACGTTCCGACGCTCCTCGGGGGTCAGGGATCGGGCCGCCTTCTGGGCGGAATCGGTCAGGTTGGTGGCTTCGGCGAGCTTCTTGTCGGCTTCGGCCACCAGGAAGTCCTTTGCGGACTGCATGGTCAGTTCTCCTTGAGTAGTTGTAGACGGAGCTTGAGATCCATGTCCTGGTCGCTCGCCTTGCCGGTGGCCTCGGCTTCGATGGACTTGGTTTCTGCGTCCTCGTCGGATGAATCGTCGGAGGTCACAAGGGACGCCAGAAGGTCGATGGCCTGCGTGATGGCCGAGCGGGTGTCCTTGGACAACCGGGCGCCGGCCTTCATGTCGGCTTCGAGCTGACTGGCGAGGATCTGGGAGGAGCGCGTGACGGCAGCGACGTCCTCGGTCGAGAGGGCTTGGATGAGGGCCTGCCCAGCCTTGGACTCGGCCAGGCTGTAGGACTTCACGGCGAGGAGCTGGGTCGCGGGGTTCATGCCCTTGAGCGTGGGGCCGACTTCGATGAGGTCTAGCTCGATGAGGTTGTTCGCCCCGTCCTTCTGCTCGGAGTCGACGACGTTGTAGCCGAAGGACAGTTCCTTGACCCGGCGCTCAGCCAGCAGGCGATGCACCTGACGGGCGAAGTCGTTGTCGAGGTCGAGGACACCCTTGACGGCCAACCCGTCCTCGGACTCGATCGCCTCGGAGGGGTCGACCTTGCCGATGTGGGCGAGGGGGTTCTCCCACTGGTGGTTCCAGATGACCGGGATGGGATCGCCGGCCTCCTGCCACTTGGCGAGCGACTTCGTGAAGGCGCCGGGCATCACCCGGTCGCCGCCGTAGTCGACGTTCCCGAACACCGAGACGAGGGCGTTGAAGCTGCCCGGTTCGTCGGGCTCGGCCTTGAAGTCGGACACAGGGAAGGACTTGTGCTCGGTCATGTCGCTCCTAGCTGAGATCGACGAGGCACTGGCAGTGGGCCACGTCGTCGGCCCCGAGGGTGGGGTCTCCGGGCCACTGGGCGCCGTTGGAGAAGGACTCCCCTACGGGGACGGTTTCGCCGTTCAGGGACGGGTGACGGCTGTTCTTCGAGGTGACGACCCAGGTCTTCGTCCGCTGACGGCCATCGGCGTCCTGGGAGTGCTTCGCCGCCTCGGTGCGGGCGAAGCCGATGAGGAGGGTGGCCCGACCGAGCCCAAGTTGCTCGGACCGAGACCCGGAGGCCGTGTCGAACACATCGGCCACGGCGTCGCCGTCCTCGGCCGCCTCCAGCGCCTCGAACGTGACCCGGTTGACGTTCTCGGCAGTGATGCGGGAGTTCTCGAGGAGCCAGGCGAGGGTTCGGGCCTCGTCGTAGACACCCTTGATCTGCTGCGCGGCCAGCCGACCGTTGCGCCGGGCGACCTGGGTGGCGAGGACGTAGAGGTCGGCCGTCAACTCCCGGTCCCAACGATCGGCGTCGGGCAGGGCCTTGACCGTCAGTGCCTTGCGTTGGCGGTCGAAGTGGCGCCGGAACAGTGCCTCATGGTCCTTAGCCGCTCGGTCACGGCGGGAGATGGCACCTCGAGGTGCGGGCTTCGACTTCACCGCTGGTGAGAACGAGGCGACGGCCGGGGTCGAGGGGTCCTCCGTCGGGACCGTGACGGCCGGCTGCCCGCCGTACATGACGTTCATGGGCTGAACGGGGGTATCGGCCCACTCGTCGTCAATTTGGGGCAAGTTGAGCCGGGCACGCCCCTCATTGACGGTCATGTAGGGCACACCGACAGCGGTAACGAGGGTTCGGCCCTGCTCCTCGAACGAGCCCTTCAACTTCTCGGCCAGGTTGAACTCGACGTAGACGTTCTCCGGTCCCAGCAGCTCGAACTCGGGGAGCAACTGGAGCTCGATCTCGTCCTGGAGCATCCGCAACCACGGACCAAGGACGTCCTGGTACATCTGGCGGTGGAACTCCTCCGCGTTCGACTTGGTCTCGCTGCCCATCCCGACCATCGTCGGGGGCACGCCGTAGGCGATCGCCACCTCCTCATAGGTGAGGCGGCGACCGGCGATGTAGTCGGTGTCCTTGGCCGAGAACGTGGGGCCGGCGGCGAAGGTCATGCCTTCTTCGAGAACAGGCACCTTGCCGGCGTTCTGCGAGCCGGCGTAGGAGGACGTGAACTCCTCTCGGAACCGCTCTCGGGCCTCCCCGCCCCACTCAGGCGCCTCCATGGGGCGGAGAATGAAGCCGGCCGGCCTCGGGCCGTTGATCCAGCTCATCTCCCGGTGCTGGGTGGCCGCGGCCTCCTCCTGCAACACCCGGCGCAGCGTTTCGAGCGGCGAGACGCCGTCGTCTCCGCCCTCGGGGCTGTAGCCGGAGAAGACGACGAGCTCGGTACGGGGGACGGTCGTGCCGTTGGGGAGTCGGTAGATCCGTGCCCCCGTAGGGGTCCGGTCGAGCGTCATAGCACCGGGCGGGATGCGGGTGATGGCGATGGCCCGGCCAGCGCGCAAAATGCGCCAATATGCCCGGTCGTAGATGGCGATGTCGGCCACCGTGTCCCGTAGGAAGCGGAAGCGGGTGGTGTCCCGGTTGGGGTTGCGGAGTAGGACTGCGAGGGGATGGTCGGACACCTCGACCCGGTCAGTGGAGGAGATGCGCTCGTAGACCTTCGGGTTCAGTTGGCCGATGTTGCGGGCCAGGAGGTCGACCACGGCACGGACGGCGGGCTGACGCCGGTACATGAGGCCGTACGAGCCGAACGCCCCTCCGGTGTCGTTGTAGACGACGGTTCTGACCGAGACACGGTTGCGGGTGAAGTTGTCGGTGTCGGCGTAGGAGATGTCCACGCCCTTGACCGGAGCGGCAGGGAGGGCGGGCGCCCCGAAGAAGAAGTCACCGAGACGACCCACTGACCACCTCCTCAGCCCACAGTTTCAAGACCGCGCGTCTCGTAGACGCTGGTACGCACGACGTTGCGGGAGGCGGTGTCCAGAGCCATGATCGCGGCGACGACGCCGTCGATCTTCTCCGTGGACTTCTCCTTGTCGGGCTTGATGTTGCCCGCCGGATCCTGTCGGACCACGACGTTGTCGATCATCCAGCGGGTCACGGGGTTGCCGCCGTGGCGGTATCTGCCCTCGAGGACCAGCTTCTCCAGTTCCTTCGACGGCGGGGACATGGAGGAGAAGCCCTGACCCATCTGGGCCACTTCCATCCCCTCGTCGTGGAGCTGCTGGACGAACACGGCGCTGCCCCAGCGGTCGAAGGCGAGACGCTTGACCCGGAACCGCTGTGCGTCCCGGTCGATCTGCTCGACGATGGCGGCGTAGTCGACGACGTTCCCCTCGGTGACAGTCAGGAAGCCGTCCCGCACCCACACGCTCGCCTGACCGGCTGTGCGGCGGTCGAGGGCGTCTAGTTGCTCTGAGGCGATGAAGTAGCGCCAGATGGCGTCGTGGGAGCCGTCGGGAAGGGGGAAATCCCAGCACAGAGCGGTGACGTCAGTGGTGTTGGCGAGGTCGAGACCGCCGTAGCAGATCCGCCCCTCGAGGTCGGCTTCGTTGACCATCCCGGCGCTCTCGTCCCAGGCGGCGAGGTCAATCCAGCGGGTGTGAGCCTGGGTCCACTCGTTGAGGTAGAGGCGTCGGACGGTGTTCTGGCGGGCTGGCTGGTTCTTCGCCGTGCGAACTTCTCGCTCGTAGAAGTCCCGTTGGACGGAGACTCCAAGGTTGGGCTGGGCTCGAGCCCACACCTCGGGGTCGTCCCACGCCTCGCCCTCCTGCACGCCCCACCAGCGGAAGAAGAAGGCCGGATCCTCAATGATCCCGGCCTCGACCTTGCGCCCGTAGTCGTAGAGTTCCCAACAGATCGAGTTGCGGTCGAACCCAGCGGTGGTGATGGCGAGGGTCAGGGGTTGGCGCCGCGCGCCCTGGCCGGTGGTGAGGACGTCCCACAACTCCCGGTTGGGTTGGGCGTGAAGTTCGTCGAAGATGACCGCATGGGGTGAGAGGCCGTGCTTGGTGTAGGCGTCGGCTGACAGCACCTTGTACGTCGAGCCCGTCCGGGGGACCACGATGCTGTTGCGGTAGACCTTGGCGATCTTGGACATGGCCGGGTTGGCCTCGACCATGCCTCGGGCCATCTCGAAGACGATGCGGGCCTGCTCCCGGTCGGCGGCAGCGGAGTAGACCTCGGCCCCTGGCTCCCCGTCCTTGAACAGCAACCGGAGGGCGATCGCCGCCCCGAGGGTGGACTTACCGGCCTTGCGGGGGATGCCGATGAGGCCCGTACGGACGATCCTTCGGCCCGACTTGTCCACCGTGCCGAACAGAGGACGGATGATCTCGTCTCGCTGCCAGGGCTCCAGTTTGAGCGGCTGACCGGCCCACTCACCCTTCGTGTGGGTGCAGTTGCGCTCGATCCAAGCGGTGACCTCGAGGCCGAGATCAGTCGAAGTCGTCTCCATCTTCGACCTCCGAGACCTTAAGTTTGCCCTCAGCCGACGGAGTGAGCCCGAACTCGGAACACCAGCCTCGGAGCTCCTTGGACGCCGCCTCGGCCACTGCCACGGCCGGATGACGAACCCGCCCCTGGGAGTTCGTCCCGATGACGCCTTCGACCTGGATGAGCTTCTGCGCCTCAACGAGACGCCACCACGTCAGGCAGTAGGCCGTCAACGCAGACCGTGATGCCTGCTTGAGCAGGTCGAGCCGGTCGAGCTCGGGGACAATCCGCTTCCACTCGGCCTTTGCCTCAACCGGGAGCCAGGTCGGCGGGGGTGGAGCGGTGCGGACGAACGAGGGGGGCGGGGTGACCTTGCGACCACCGGAGTCCCGGCCTGGGCGATCCCCGTTGAGCAGTTTGAGGGCGGCGGGACGGGGTTTCGGTGCGGCCATCAGACTAACCGAAGCTGCTGGGACCCTCGACGGCCTTTACTGAGGTTGCACCGCAAGTGGGCAAGCTGGACATTCGTCATCACATGCTCCCCTCCGTCAGCCAATGGCACGATGTGGTCCAGCGAGGCACTTCGCGGGTGAGGCCAGGAAAACGATCGACCCACGCGCTCCCCACACAGTTGACAACGCCAGCCATCTCGCTCGAAGACGACCGCAGCCTCGATCCGTTCAGCCCGAACCGAACGCTTACGAGCTCGCCGTTGCTGATACGCAGCCTTACGGCGGTCGTTCCATGGAGTCGTGATCCCCAACTTCTGCCGCCTGAGCCGATCACGCTCATGACCGGCCCTCGATCGACACGCCACAGTGCAGTACCGAGCAACAGTTGCATCGAACAGCACGCCGCAGTGCCCACAAACCCGCTGCACGACCGGAGCTCGCCAGCCGTGAGGCTTATAGTCCCGACACCCAGCGGAGCAGAACCTCGACCACGCCCCAGGAGAATCGGCGGCTGTCACACCGCATCGCTCACATCTTCGCTGCATACGTTCCTGCCGCGCTGTCGACGCAGCGAACCGGCACGGGGGCGAACAGTACGCCGGCCGAGCTCCGTACCTATTGGGCCGAGGGAACGCCACCCCGC